CACAACTTACATGTTCAAAAAAAGTATTAATAGTTTTTCTTTCTTTTTCTACTTCTTTATTTGCTTTTGTAATTGCAGATTCCACATCATTCCCCACTTCAATAGGTTTAGTTGGGTCACCAGTTACCCAATCTCCATTTGACTTATCCTTTTTAGGGTCAACTTGGCCTGGGTAGTGCCCGAAACTTTCCTTAAACTCAGAGAACTTCCTAATAGGTTGTCCTGGCGTCATGGATTGATTTTTTTCTCTACGAGCATCAGTGCCAATCTCTCTATCATCTTCTACTTCTTCGGACTTCCCTTTATGTTTTTTCCACAAGTCGGCATCGGCAGTGGTTCGTGTCTTACCACCAGTAATAAAACTGTTGACTCTTGCGTGTCCCCACTGCTCTGGAGTTGTGCCTGGTCTGTGACCAGTTCTCCATGCGGCAACACCTCTCTTGTAAACTTGTTTCAGAATAGATACTGAAATCCCAGATGCCTCTGCTTTTTTAGCAAGAGACTTATCTGCGTCTTCATCAATCATCTGACTCTCTTTATACAAGTCTGGAAATTTCTTCTTCATCTTGTTTGTAGACTTAGATGGTTTTGTCTTTGCAGATGCATCGCCTGGAGCAGGTTTATATGCACTAGGGTCATCATCATCTTTTTCTTTACCTTTATTGAAATGTGCATCTCTTTTGTCTTTAGTAGACTTTGCCATTTCATCACCTTCGGCATCTTTTGCAAAATACTTAGCGGGTTGCGTTCCCTTTTTCTTTTTTAAATCTGGGTCTTCTTTTTCATCAAGTTCTTCGTCTAGTTGTAGTTCATACAACCATCTACGATGACTTGTTCCATCTTCTTCTGCAAAGGTAACATAGTTTGTTCCTCTACGAATTACTGCACCAGTAACTCCAGTATAATTATCAGTAACAGTGTCACCAATGTTTAATACTTCACCTTTGATATACATATCTCTGAATACATCTTCAGAAGTAATCTCTTCATGAATAGGACTAAACGATTCACGAATACCCATATACTTACGAACATCCTTAAATAGTGACATTCCTTGATTAAAACCTTTTGGAAGTCCTGCCTCAAAACCTTCTTTCTTCAACTTACCTCTTTCATCATATTCATTTTCGTATCTGTTTTCAGATGCAGCTGCTCTCATCTTAGATGCAGACATTCCAGAAACACCATCTGAATCTGCATCTCTTTCTCCAGCAGATACTACATTGATAGAATCAAAGTTATAGAAACCATGTCTACCTTCTACATTATTATACTTTGTTAATAGTGATTTAAATTCATCAACTCTATCTGAACCAACGACCATCACTACATTCTTAAATCCTTTATCAAACAACTCTGTTGCAATTGCAAACACATTCTTATTGTTTGATGCGATAATGTTTTTCTTATGTTTTGGAAACATTGCTCGCATATATGCAATCTTCTTTGCATGTGGAAGTGGGTCTTTCTTCGCATTCTGTGAATGTGAAGGGAAAACCATATAGGTAGCACTATTCTGTTTTGCAACATCAGAAAGTTTTGTAATTAGTTTTTCATGCCCAGTTGTAGGGGGATTGAATCTACCAAAAGTAAAAACTATTGTGTTATCTCTTGCTTCTCTTAATTCTGAAAAACTTTTCATTCTTCACTACCACCTTGTCTTACTTGTTGCAATCTTTCTCTTTCGGCGCCTTTAATTTTAATCTTTAACTTTTTAGCAATCTTTTGAATTGCAGCACCTTTCTTAGAAACAACACGATTATCCAATTCTAATCTTGCAGCAAGTGGAAGTTCTTTATACTCACCCTTGTCCAAACCAGAATATTTCTGAATAATAATCTCTCTTGCCTTTTTCAATGCACGTTTATGAATTGTAGCAGGGTCTGCCATTTTCAACTTCTTACGTTGCACCTTTGCTTTAAATGCAGAAGACCTTGCTAGTTTCTTCATACGCAATGCGGCTTTACGTCTCTGGTCACGAGACATAACCTTACGTTCAATAAGTTCGTCAGATAATTCTTTATATGTCTTCATCTGTCCCATGCCTTGATTGCAGTAAAGTTATTAAAACTAAATTCCATTCTGTCTACTAGTTTAACTGCACCACCAGTTGTTCTATCAATTGCAACATATCCTTCACCATCAGTCACTTTAAATCCGTTACTTGTGCGAATAAATGTTCCAATCTGCTTAACACTATTTAGTTTCTTGATAATACCCATTTTTGCGTCAACAATATGGTTTTGAAACTCAATAATACTTGCGAGGTTTCTTGTGTGTTTCTTCAACTCACGAACTACCTCTTTCTTTTTTGTTTCTAATTCTGTCTTCTTGGCAGGAGTTTTTAGTTTATCAATTTGTTTTTGGAAAGTGCCTTCTACCCACTTAATATATCCTGCTGCATGAGATGATGGATTTGTAATCTTCTCACCCTGTCTAACTTTACTATTGTTATATGTCTTTAGTGAACCACCAGCAAGATTACCCTTACTAAATGTATTCTCTTGTAGACTTAAAAACTTCTTCAACAAACCAGAGTCAACTTTTCTAAATGTCTTACCAGCATTTGATAAAGATGCAGTAACAGCATCTGTCTCTGTTTGTGTCATTGTTGCCTTACCAGCAACATCTTTGTAAGTTGCATCATCCATCCAAATATCAGATGTTTGAGTCATCCCACTAATATTTGCACCAAAAGATGCTTGCATAGATTGTAGTTCATCACCAGTGTATGTGGTGTGCCACACTACACCAATCTTTGCCTTATTCATTTGTTTACCAAGGTCACTATCAACTGGAACTGCATATACAATTGTGTTTGGTTGGAATGTATAATAAGAAGTTCCATCAATCTTTTCAGTTTCCAAATTAGTAAACATCAAATCACCCTGTAGAACACCTTTGATTCCCAACTTAGGAAAATACTTGAGTGCAACTTTAAACTTTGCATTCAAGTCACCAGAAGTATCTGCATCAATGTCTGCATTAGACTTATATAATTTTGGACTTACGTTAAATACCGATTTCTTTGCAACGAAAAACTTGCCGTCTGAAGGGTCAATCCCAGCAAATATTGCCGGAGCACCGTCCCATTTTACGGTCATATTAATTGAGGAACGAGATGCACCAGCGAGCATGTCACGCAAAGACCGAACAAAGTTAATTGAGGCACGACCACCATCCACTCCATAGTTAAGGATTTCATCCTCAATATGTTCCAAGTGGAGGTTCTTTCCTCCCTTATCCTCTGTCAGAAAATCGTTAAACTTCAACATTAAACAAAACCTTCAAGTTCTTTAGGCATAGATGCTTTTACCTTGTCAACCTTAATATTAAGAAAACCAAATAGTGCTTCATACATTTTAGAACCCATGTTCTTAATTTTATCAAATACTACTTTAACTCTTTCCATAATCCTTGTCAACAAATTTCCAAACCACATCTTAACATCTTTACCCATCTTTTTTAACTTACCAAATGCTTTCTTTACAATTGCAAATTCGTCTAGTTGATATCTGTCTTCTACCAACATATTGCAAATCTTATCATTCATAATTTCTTCTTTGATAATACCAGCAAGAGTTGGTGTCTCATCAAATGATTTTCTATCTTCTGCAAGTCCAAGTCTCAGTGTAGAATATGGATTACCACCACCAGACTTGTATGCAGCATATACTTTTACTTTAGATGAAATACTAACAACCTTAGAACCAACACTTGGATTATCTGTTAGTCCAGAAGACTTACCATCAGCAGTCACCTCAATAAACTTTGAAACTGTTCCTTTGTCTGCATTGAATTCCATACAAACAGATGCTGCAGCCTGTTTCAAAGAGAACTTCTTATAACCAGACATTGCCTCATAAGTATACCACTTTAGGAACTCTGGTTGTTTTTCAAAGTTCATATGTTTTTTTAATTCTTTGTTTAGTTCAGTGTGGAACGCTTGTGTCTCTGTGAACTGTGCAACTGCCTTTACTTGTTCTGGTGACAACTCACCTTTACTTTTCTTTGACAATTTATCTAGTTCACCAACTGTATGTTTTGTTGCAACCTTTTGGAAACCTTCCTCAATCATCTTGAGAATCTTTTCCATTTCTGGGGTTACACCCTTTGCACCCAAATATTCAAGTGCAGCATTATATGTTGCAACAGTCTCACCCTTTGCACCAGATGCTAACTGAGAACCACCCGCCTTTTTGAGTGATATGTTATAAGAACTATTAAACATATCAGTCTTAGGGGTTCCATCAGTTCCACCATGTGATAACCAGAAACTAGATAGATTTGCCTTCGACTTACCTTTACCAAATTGTTGCATAGGAGATTTACCAATCTCTTTTATAAATGACTGTGCAAGTTTTTCACCAGTATCATTATGCCAATCATCAAACTTTTCTGCTTCCGAATCAGCATCAGAGTCGTAACCTTCGTTACCACTTAGACGATTATAGTGAGAGGTAATAATATTTTCCCAATCAGCACCAGATGCTACACCAGCACCCTGTGTTGAGAAACCATTTTCAATTTTGTCGATGGATAGTTTAGTTAGAGAAGTCCCATAAGTTCTTGTTAGAACATCTTTGAACTCTGGAGTATTATCTGCATCACTACGATTCAGATAACCAATGAGTTCAGAATTGGGGTCAACAGGGGGTAACTTCTTGCCTTTTGTATCGACAAGTTGTCCCTTTACTGCTTTGTCTATAAATGCGACTTTGTTATTACGTTTGAAAACGTCTGCATAACCCATCGCACCTTCTGATAGAGAATGTCTAAAACTTTGCATTTGCACCTTTTCCATTCAAACAAATATAATTACACATCTATTTATAAGGAAAAGGAGTTAGAACTTGATATCGTTGAACTTATCGTATTTTGCGTTCTGTCCTTTATCAAATAAAGGTGTGTCATCTTGTCCACTATCAACCAAGTCATCTTGTGCTTCTTGTTCACAATCATATAACTTCATCTTTGCTCGGTCAATACCAACCACAAACCTCTTATTCAAGCCTGGGTCATTATAACGATTTTTAAGTTGTTTCACCATAATTTGGTTCAGTCCTTCAAGTTCTTCAGTAGAAATCAAAGCAAACATTAGGTCAGCAGTAGC